ATGAAAAATCCAGAAGTAAAAGCTATTATTGAAAAAGATGTTCCAAAACAAACATCAACTTCTACCGGCCCTTTTTATCTTGGAACAGAACAAACACAAGAATTTGCCATAGGAGGACGAGTTAAATTTGCAGAAGGATCTGATGATCCTGAAAGTGATTTATATATTCCACCATTAAACAAAGAAAATATTTCTGGAACTAATGTTCCAAAAGAAGGAATAGATGGATTATATTTTGGAACTAGACAAGAACAAAGACCAATTCCAGTAGATCCTATGACAGGTAAACCAATTTTATCTGGTGGTATGCGAGAATTAAAACAAGTTTTTTCTTCTTTGTTATCTGACACTAGACCAGAAGCAGGTTATAGAAAAGGAAACATAGATTTCTATGCTTCTAAAGGAATTAATCCATTTCAAGGAGATACAGATTTTAAATATGGAGCATCTTATACTCCAGAAGGAAATGTTGGAAAATTTATGATTGATAAAACTCCTCAATATTTAGGAACTGGATATAATTATCAAAAAGATGGATTAGATTTTGGAATAACTGGTCTTAAAAATCAAATGGGAGATAAAAGTATAGCACTTAGATTTGGTTATAATTATGCAACTGGAGGAAGAGTTGGTTTTCAAGTAGGGGGAGGTGCAAACTTTTTAAAAATGTTAAGAAATATTTCCGATAGCATAAGAGAATTAAAAAATAGTACACATATGCTTGGTTACACAGCTAAATCTGAAGGAGTTGCAAAAGCAGCTGAAGAAGCATTAGCTCCTTATGCAGGTGGATTCAAAGGTAACAAACACGAAACATTACTTCAAAAAATTCAAAACGCAAAAGAACATTTACCAAAAGAATATCATGGCGTATTAGATGAAATGAAATCATATGCAGATAAACATGCTTATGATGCTGTTGATGATATGGCAAAAGCATTAGATAAAATAGTAGATCCAAATTTAAAATTTGAAAATTTATCTAAAAAAATGTTTCCTATGGAAGATCCTTTAAATGATGCTTTTATTATTATAGATCCTGAAAAAGGTCATTCAGTAGGAAGATATGTTCAGAGACACACTATAAATCCAGAAACAGGTAGAGGAATTATTCAAACTGTTGATACATGGGATCCTGTAAATAGAAGATTTTTACCAAACGAAGAACATAAATTAATAGGTGTTGAAAGTATTGAAAAAGGAAAAGAAGGATTAAATTAATGACTAAAAGACTAACTAGAACAATACCACCTAAATCAGGACCATGCCCACAAGGCTTGAATATTAATTATAATACTGTTAGAACAGTGAACTCGGAGAAAATAACAAATGGCAGAAATAGACAAGTCGCTACCAAACGTAGCAGATAAGCTTACACCTGGAGAATTAGAAGTAGAACAGATTGCACAATCTGTAGAAGAAACTCCTGCTGGTCCTACTGAAGTTACAGAAAACGAAGATGGCAGTGTTGATATAAATTTTGACCCTACTAAAAATTTATCTGCTGGAACAGAGTTTGGAGCAAACCTTGCTGAAGTTGTTGATGAACAAGTTCTTGGTAGATTAGGATCTGAACTTTATCAAGATACACAATCTTATAAAGATTCAAGAGCAGATTGGGAAAAAGCTTATACTCAAGGATTAGATTTATTAGGATTTAAATATGAATCAAGAACAGAACCATTTCAAGGTGCATCAAGTGCAACTCATCCAGTTTTAGCAGAAGCAGTTACACAATTTCAAGCACAAGCTTATAAAGAATTATTACCAGCAGAAGGACCAGTTAGAACTCAAGTAATTGGACTAGAAACTCCGGCAATTCAAGATCAAGCAGATAGAGTTTCTGAATTTATGAATTATCAAATTATGGATGTTATGAAAGAATATGAACCAGAATTTGATCAAATGTTATTTTATTTACCATTATCAGGATCTACATTTAAAAAAGTTTATTATGATGAAATACTTGGAAGAGCTGTTTCAAAATTTATTCAAGCTCAAGATATTTTAGTTCCATATACAGCAAATAGTTTAGAAGACGCAGAAGCAGTTATTCATGTAATTAAAATTTCAGAAAATGAATTACGTAAACAACAGATATCAGGATTTTATAGAGACATAGAATTAAAAGCTTCAGATGATTTATCAGAAGCAGACGATGTTAAATCTAAAGAAAGACAATTAGATGGTGTTAATATGAGTGGTCAAACAGAAGATGTTTTCACTTTATTAGAATGTCATGTTAATTTAGATCTGGAAGGATTTGAAGATATGAATCCACAGACTGGTGAGCCCACAGGAATTAAACTTCCATACATTGTAACAATTGAAGAGGGATCAAGAGAAGTTTTATCTATTAGACGTAATTATCTACAAAACGATCCATTAAAGAAAAAAATTAATTATTTTGTACACTTTAAATTTTTACCTGGATTTGGATTTTATGGTAATGGTTTAATTCAAATGATTGGTGGTCTATCAAGAACTGCAACTCAAGCATTAAGACAATTATTAGATGCAGGAACATTATCTAATTTACCCGCAGGATTTAAACAAAGAGGAATTAGAATTAGAGATGATGCTCAATCTATTCAACCAGGTGAATGGAGAGACGTAGATGCACCAGGAGGAAATCTTAGAGATGCATTTATGACTTTACCTTATAAAGAACCTTCACAAACTTTATTGCAATTAATGGGGGTCGTGGTTCAAGCAGGTCAGCGCTTTGCTTCGATAGCGGACATGCAAGTAGGGGATGGGAATCAGCAAGCAGCAGTGGGCACGACCGTGGCTTTGCTGGAAAGAGGAAGCAGAACAATGTCTGCTATTCACAAAAGAATCTATGCCTCAATGAAAGAGGAATTTAGATTATTAGCAAATGTATTTAAATTATATTTACCTCCAGAATATCCATATGAAGTTGTTGGTGCACAAAGAACAATCAAACAAGCAGACTTTGATGATAAAGTAGATATCATTCCAATCGCTGATCCAAATATATTTTCACAAACACAAAGAATATCTATTGCACAAACAGAATTACAATTAGCAATGGCTAATCCAGGAATTCATAACATGTATGAAGTTTATAGAAACATGTATTCAGCATTAGGTATAAGAGACATAGATAGTATTTTAATAAAACCAGATCAACCCACACCAAAGGACCCTGCGCTAGAACATATTGATGCTCTCGCAGGGAAACCATTCCAAGCGTTCCCAGGACAAGACCATAGAGCACATATAACTTCGCATTTAAATTTTATGGCAACTAATATGGCAAGAAATGCTCCTGTGATTATGGCTTCATTAGAAAAAAATTGTTTTGAACATATTTCTTTAATGGCTCAAGAACAAGTTGAAGTTGAATTTAGAAATGAAATTCAACAAGTAAGTCAATTATCACAAAATCCACAACTTGCACAAAATCAACAAGTACAAATTCAAGTAAAAATGATTTCAGAAAAAATTGAAGCAAGAAAAGCTGTGTTGATTGCTGAAATGATGGAAGAGTTTATGAATGAAGAGAAAAAAATTACATCACAATTTGATAATGATCCACTTGCTAAACTTAAATCTAGAGAATTAGATCTTATGGCACAAGAAAATGATAGAAAAAGACAAGAGAGTAATGAAAGAATCAATCTTGATAAGATGAAAGCTATGATGGCACAGACTACGGACAGTCAAAAACTACAACAAAATGAAGATTTAGCTAAATTAAGAGCAAATACTTCATTGGAAAAGACTGTTTTAGCTGCTCAACTTAAAAATAGATTTCCAAATCAATAAAAAAGAGGTATAAAATGGCTATGAAAAAACAAAATGAAAAATTAGCAAACTCAAAAAGAACTTTTACTAAAGATTCTAAAGCTAAGGTAGATGTTAATCACTCAAAATACACTAATGCTGAAGGATATCTTGTTGGTGGAGTAGATATTGAGACTACAAACCCTGCAGAAACTCAAACTCAAGAAGTTCAAGGACAGGGAAGCATTCTTCCAGAGAAAAAAAGATCAGCAAAGTGGTTTTAAATCATGATGCAAATGTTGGGTGCTATTGCTCCGCTTGCTAAAATTTTATTTAGCACAGTTGAAAAAGCAGTTCCTGATAAAGATCTTCAAGCTAAGTTAAAAGCTGAATTACAAACACAATTATTACAATCTCATACTCAAGAATTACAAGCAGCATCAAGAATTATTGAAGCTGAAGCAAAAGCAGGCTGGTTTGCATCATCTTGGCGACCACTTTTAATGTATGTATTGATATTTATTTTAGTATGGAACTATGTTATAGGACCTGTTATTAAAGTATTCTTTGGTGCAGTTATAACCTTTGAATTACCAGGCGATGTTTGGACGTTATTAAATGTTGGACTCGGTGGTTATGTAATTGGTCGTTCAGCGGAGTCGGTTGCAAGAACGATGTCAAACAAACCGACAAATAATAACCAAGAAAATGGATAGGAGAATAAAATGGCTGGATTAGGAAGACAAATGAGAGGAAACGGAATTGCTAGGGTGATGAAATCTGTAGGTGGAATGGCTATGGATGAATCTATGGCACATGAAGGTGCAGAATCTATGGGAATGGAATCAATGGAAACTAAAATGGAGAAAAAAGGATATATGGAAAACAAAAAAGGAAAAATGGTTAAAAAAGCTGACATGATTACTAAAAAAATGTCTATGAAGAAAAAAGGCAAAATGATGAAAGAGAAAAGATAATGGCTGGTCTTGGAAAACAAATGAGAGGAAATGGAATTGCTAGAGTAGGTTTAGCAAAAGGAACTTTACCTGATTTTAATGAAGACGGTGAAATAACTAAAGCTGATGTTTTAATTGGCAGAGGTGTAATTAAAAAACCACAAGGTAGAGGTATGTATAAAAAAGGTGGTCAAGCTAAAGTTAAAAAAGTTATGAAAGAGTTTAAAAAAGGTGAATTGCATTCTGGAAGTAAAAAAGGTCCAGTTGTAAAATCTAGAAAACAAGCAATTGCAATAGCTCTTTCAGAAGCTGGAAAGTCAAAGAAAAAATAATGCCTCCAAAAATTCCTCCATATTTAAAAAAAGGTATGAAAAAAATTGGACTTAAAGATGGTGGTAAACCAGGTCTTTGGGCAAATATTAATAGAAGAAAAAAATTAGGTATATCAAGACCTAAATCTGAATCTACTATATCACCAAAAGCATATGCAAATATGAAAGCTGGTTTTCCTAAAAGGAAAAAAATGGAACAAGGTGGAGTAGCTAGAGGATGCGGAGCTATTATGCCAGATAGAAAAAAGGTTACAAAAAGATTCTAATGGGTGATATTTCTTTAAGAGGTCATGGTATTGAAAGAAGAACTTTTGCAAAAGGTGGAAGCTCTACTCCTGCATGGCAACGTAAAGAAGGTAAATCTGAATCAGGTGGATTAAATAAAAAAGGTATTGCTTCATATAGACGTGCAAATCCAGGTTCTAAATTATCAATGGCAGTAACAACTAAACCCAGTAAGTTGAAAAAGGGTTCAAAAGCTGCTAATAGAAGAAAATCATTTTGTAGTAGAATGAAAGGTATGAAGTCAAAATTAACTTCAGCTAAAACTGCAAGAGATCCAAATTCAAGAATTAATAAATCTCTACGAAAGTGGAATTGTTAATATAACCAACAAAGGAGAAAGACTATGGACGCTGTAACATTTATAACTAAACTGCAAAAATTTATCAGAGATTCTTACCAAAACATTGGTGATGCTATGATATCTGGAACAGTTGACAGTATGGAAAAATACAAGTATATGCAAGGACAGGCAAATGCCTACCAAACAGTAATTCAGGAAATCTCTAACCTGCTAAACAAGAAGGAGCAACAAGATGATAAAGGAAACGTTATCGACCTCGGAAAAGGAAATACCAAAGATAAACCTAGGTCTTGAAGAAAAATATAAAGAAGAAGCTAAAACAGCTGAACCTACTAAAGAACCATTAAATCCAGAAAATATAAAATCTGTAGTTGATGAATTGCCAACACCTACTGGTTGGAGAATTTTAGTATTACCATTCACACCAAAAGAAAAAACATCTGGTGGAATTATTATTGCACAAGAATCTTTAGACCGTTTAAGGATAGCTACTAATTGTGGTTATGTTTTAAAAATTGGTCCATTGGCATATCATGACAAAGAAAGATATCCAACAGGGCCTTGGTGTAAGACAGGAGATTGGGTGATCTTTGCTCGCTATGCGGGCTCAAGACTACCAATAGAAGGCGGTGAAGTTCGTATATTAAACGACGATGAAGTATTAGGAACTATTCCTGATCCTGAATCAGTACTTCACTATATATAAACCATAGGAGAAAACTATGCCAGAAGACAAAAACGCAAAGACAGTTGACATAGATACATCTGGACCAGAGGTTGATGTTGAGTTAGAAGATACATCTAAACCTGAATCTGAAACAGAGGTAACTGAAACTGTTGAACAAGAAGCAGCTCCAAAAGCTGAGAAGCCTAGTGATGCAAAAGTGGCAACCGAGTCACAAGCCGCTAGCACCTCGCCACTTGATGCGAGCGACGAGAACAAGACACAGAAAGACGAATTAGAGGATTATAGTAAAGATGTGCAAAGACGAATTGCTAAACTTACTAAAAAGTGGAGAGAAGCAGAACGTCAAAAAGAAGAAGCTCTACATTTTGCAAGACTTCAAAAAGAAGAAAAAGAGGCAACTCTTAAAAGATATTCTTCTCTTGAAGGAGCTAGTGTTAAGGATCGAGAAGCAAGGATTGCTTCAGGATTATTAGCAGCACGTGCTAAACTTGCAGAAGCGAGAAACAATCAAGATCTAAATGCTGAAATTGATGCTCAAAGAGATATAGCTAGATTAGGTTATGAAGAAGCTAGATTACTTGAAGCTAAATCAACAATAGAATCTATGCCTCAGGAGACTAAAAAAATAGAAACTCCTAACATAAATCTTAATAGGTCAGTTGAACAAGAAGTAAGACCAGATCCAAAAGCAGAAGCTTGGGGATCTAAAAATAAATGGTTTGGTTCTGATTCAGCTATGACTTATACGGCTTTTGACATACATAAAAAGCTTGTAGATGAAGAAGGATATGATCCTCAAACAGACGAATATTATGTGGAAATTGATAAAAGAATAAGACTTGAGTTTCCCCATAAATTTGATAAGATTGCAGCAACGGAAACGACCAAACCGGTACAAGTAGTAGCTTCAGCGAAGCGAAGTACAAAACCTGGTCGCAAAACTGTGAGACTCACGCCTTCTCAAGTTGCAATCGCTAAAAAATTAGGAGTGCCATTAGAAGAATATGCGAAACAATTAAATATCACGAAGGAGGTATAGGCATATGGAAAATGATAAAATGAAGACCCCACGTGCGAGCCAGTCAAGATCTGCTGAAAAGAGACCTACGACTTGGACTCCACCATCAAGTTTAGATGCACCGCGCCCTAAGGACGGTTTTAAACACCGATGGATAAGACTTGAAATTTTAGGTCAAGATGATTCTAAAAACGTTTCAAGTAAATTACGTTCAGGATTTGAATTAGTGAGAGCTGATGAATACCCTGGCGAAACTTATTCAACGATAGGCGAAGGAAAATACGCGGGAGTAATCGGGCATGGTGGCCTTGCGCTGGCAAGGATACCTGTAGAACTCGCAGAAGCTCGTAATGCTTATTTTGCAAAACAAACTAAGGATCGAGAAGACGCAGTTAATAACGATGTCTACAAGGATCAGCACCCAAGTATGCCAATCAATAGTGAGAGGCAAACTCGTGTAACTTTTGGTGGTACAAACAAAAAATAATTTTTTTGTGATATCAACAAAGTAAATAAAAACTTAAACAAGGAAAAAAACTATGGCTAACCCAAATGCAGCTTTCGGTTTATTACCGATAGGCAAAGTTGGACAGAATAGAGATGCTCAAGGTTTAAGTGAATATAACATTGCAGCTAGCTCATCAGCTATCTATCAAAATGACCCAGTAACAGCAGCGGCAACTGGATACATTACTGTAGCTACAAGCTCTGATCAATTGTTAGGTTCACTAAACGGAGGTTTCTT